CACCGGCATAATCTCTACCCCGATGATACGTGCTAGCACCGGCAATGCCTGTATTCCTGGGACCAAAACCAGAAGTCATTGTAAGGCCGGCTGCTGGATTTAATTGCAACCCACCTTTTTCATCGGGAATATACTTAGGAACTCGATTAGGTCCGACCCTGACACCTAAAAACTTACTGCGATGAATGCCAGGGTCTTCGTATTGATTGGTCTGAAGGTTTAATACATAGCCATGCAAATGTGGACCGGAAGAAATTCCAGTAGATCCAAGCTGCCCTAGTCGCGTGATCTTTGCCATATCTACATTCTAAAAGTAAAAACCCCTGGTTTCCCAGGGGCATAGTGTGGAGATGAGTAATCAAACCCTGATCAGGTCCGCAGCAATCACCGCATCCCAGTCAACTCGCTTGATTTGTTTTAACTGTTCGAGATTGTTGAACCTTTCACCCGATAAGGACATCTGAAGATCTTTAATCTCTCGGGCTGTTTTCAATCCAATACCCTTAATATGATCAGCGATCATTTGGGCGGTAGCTGAATTGATGTTTAAACGGTTGTCCGGGGGGAAAGTACGTGGCTCTTCCTGAGCAGCTTTATCTTTTACTTGAAGCGTCTTTACCGTTTTGGTAGCAGCTTCATCAGGTGTAAGTTCAGTTCTGTAAGCGGTATAAAGGCGACCGTCCTGATCTTCGACCATGTACCAGTCGCCGTTATCCCATTCGCTTACAATCTTGACTCTTGCACCTGTTTTTTTGTGCTGATAAAGCATTGCCGCAGTGGTTGACATAAGACCAGTTACTTACTGGTCTTAGTTTAACCTAATCAGCTAACAGTGCGGCCCAGGAGGTAGCCATCGATATCTTCGTAGCCAGGTGCTTCATCAGGTTGGATGTAGCAGCACTCAACAACGAGGTAACCAACGCGACCACCGTTTGCATCACCGCTGGAGATGTAGAAGCCACCAGAAGTAGCAGTGCTATTCGCGGTTTCTTTTGCAAACACCTTCAGGGTGGTGGCAGCGGTAGCAGCATAGTTCACGTTACCGGCGGTCACACCGGCTGCGCCGGATGCAATCAGGAACGGATTGGTGCTGTAAGCAGCGGAACCAGCAGCGAAGTAGATCTCGCCAGCCTGGGTACCAGACACGGTGGAAGTTAGGTTGGCCTGGATCACACCTTCGCCAATACCGGAGGCAGCGGTGGGGCTACCACCATTACTGCGACCGAAGGAGATCACGTTACCAGTGGCTGCATAAACACCAGAGGAAACACGACCATCACCCCAACCAGAAGCAACGGAGATGGTGGAGCGGTACACATAAGCAGGCAGGGTGCTGCTACCAGAAATCACCATGCCGGTGATGTCGGGGCGAGTATCGTCCTGGCGGTAAGGCGAAGGAACGATCACATCGGCTGCAGCCACAGGACCGCTACCGGAAGTTGCGGTAACAGGCACGTAACCGCGCTGCTGGAAGTAACGGTAGCCAGGGAGAGCCAGCACGGAAGTGGGGCCGCCCTTAGAGCCTTCATTGGTACCATCGCCATTGTTGTCGATGTTTTTGTACCAGCCGTTCAGAGGTTCTGCCCAGTTACCTGGGAAGATTTTTTTAGCGGACAAATAGGTCATTTATCTTTTCCTATGTTGAGTTTTATACGTTAGTTATCAAACAGTGCCGTCATCTTGCACAAAGCTGTAAGCAGTGGTCACGAAGTCCTTGTTGAGGATCTCGAAACCAGCGTACAGTTGCCAAATCAGGATGATGAAACGGCTGAAGTCATCGTTGTTGTTGATGAGCACTTGAGCGTTCGGGCCGCCGATACCAACACCAACAGACTGAGGACCGAAGAAGAAGCCTTGAGCAGCTTCCCTGGAGGCATAGGAGGAACCACCATCGAAGGAGGCACTCACACTCTTGGTCGGGAAGTTAGTCGACTCGAAGAACTTCACGCCTTCAAACTGAACGCCAGTAGGCATTACAGGTTCACCAGCCAGGAAGTAGCCTTGGCCAGCCTGGGGACCCATGTAGAAGCTGGCGTTGTTAGGCATCATGGGGTTACCCATGTACATGCCTTGGCCAGGGTTACCGGAGTAACGCGCAATCTCACGGAAGTCAGGATCACGACGCAGGTGCATCATGAAGGTAGGATCGCAGATGCAACGATACAGACCATCAGCGAAGGTCGGAACGTTACGCTTGCGCAGATCCTTAACAACAGTCAGCAGGTCAGTACGCACCTGGAACTGCTGAACTTCATTACCGTATTCGGTGGAGGTGTAGCTGACACGACCAGAGGAATCTTTGATCTTGTTACCAGCGAAGTAGTAACCACCTTGGGTAGTAGAAGCAGCGCCATTGGCTTCTGCTTTCGACAGTTCGTCAATAAAGACGCGGTCACGCCAACGGCGATAGTCGTCAAGCAGCGTCAGGCTACCGATCGACTGGTGGAACATATTCAGGTTGCCCGAATCCAGAAGCAGGCGCTGGGCCGTGATCAGGGTTTCGCGAGCAATCTTGAAGGTCGAAGGCTGAGTCGGATCACCCGGGTCGGCAGGACCAGTGTATTCCTTAAGCACCACCAGGACTTTCTCCTTGGTGATGTTACGGCTGTTAGCGGTACCGATGGTTTGGTCGGCAATACGCTCACGGCTGTCCTTAGTACCAGGGGTGCCCCAGAACTTATAGCGATCAAGCTGAACAGTTTGACCAGGCTGACGAGTGAAGTCGTGAACAACTACAGGCTCGACTGCCATTTCTGCGATATACGCAGGGTGGGGACGGTAAAGTTCCGCACCCAAAATCTTTGGAAAGTCGTTATCAATGAACACTTTGTTTTATCCTCCAGTGTCGCAGGAAGTGTTTTATCGGGTGAAAGATTCAGACATGAATATGTCTTATCTAACACAAATTTTAGCAGTCCGTAATTTAATATTACATGTACTGCGTAGATGCATACGGAGTTACACCGTATTTGGCACTTGCAGTGTTGCTAGAACCAGGGGATTCTGGATCAATAGCCATTCCTTGCTGGAATCCTGGTACACCCATGGAACCAGGAATAGCGCCAAGTGCTACACCGCCGAGGCCAGCAGTAAGTGCTGCGGCGGGAACAAGACCGGCGGCTGCAACTTTTCCAGCACCCCTTGTAAACGCGGCTTCAGAAGGAATGGGTAAGCCGATGGATTTATCAGCTAAACCGAGAAGAATAGATTCTTTCCGAGAACCTGCAGGCATTTTAATGGCTGACTTAATCAGCTCTTCTTCAGCAGCGACCTTACCTTGTTTAGCAGCTTTTAAAAGGCTAGGAGAATACTTGCCAGCAAGCTGACGAGCACCCAATAAACCCGCACCTGCGCCAAGACCACCGGCAGCCGCAGCAAGAGCAGCAGATCCGGGATCTTCACCTTGAGAAAGGGCGTACCCACCAACGCCTAAAGCAGCGGCAGCAGGTACACCGTATTTAAGAGCGCCACGCATGGCCTCACTCCATTACAAACAGTTTGTTTGCAACAACTTGAGGCTGAGCTTGGTTCAGAAGACGCCAGGCATTCTCCGGATTCACATCCATTTGTTGCTTGAAGCTGCCCCAGAAGTTTTCAGGTTGCTGAGGAGCAGAAGCTGCAGGAGGTGCAGGGAATTGACCCAGGGTCTGGTAAGCAGATGTGGTGGGATAACCACGGGTTTCCAGTTGAGACTCATCCTCATACACAGGGTACGGACCTTCAGGCCCAAAGAACTTCAGCGTGTAATCGCTGAGCACATCAGGATTGGTCAGGATTTCGTTGTAAGCCAGGTTCTCTTGGTGCTCGGCAACAGAGAAATTAGCGAAACGATGAAGAGTCTCTTGTGCTTTACCACCCCAGGCAACAGCACTGTCAAGCATGGCTTCCAGTTGAAGACCATAGTTATTGAGAACAGCAGGTGCGTCCCAACCGTAAGCATTAATTACGTTTCTGCTTTCCGGACTTAGGTGCAGGTAATCCGCGATCGCGTTTTGCACCTCGCTCGTCGGGTTGAGGCCGTCGAGTGTTGAGTAAATTGTCGAGGAAATTTGGGAAGAGCTGGGCGAGTAAGCCTGGTTGGGTGACCAGGTCTGCGGAGCCGATTGTTGCGTAGCTGGGTTGCTGTACTGCTGACCGTAGTTGGCCGGTGCGTACTGGGTCGGAATCTGTGATGGTTGACCCTGGAACGGGGATTGAACTGGACTGCTCAGCAGATTCACCACCTTGTTGAACGCCGATTCCCACGGATTGCTGTTCGCTTCCGATTGGTATTGGGGGGCGTACTGAGTAGGGGCTGATTGGTAATTGGGGGCCGCCTGAGGCACCGCTTGGGGGTAACTGGTACCCACCTGATACGCCACTGGAGCTTGGGGTACTGGAGCCTGGGCTGGTACCACGTAGCTGCTTGGAGCCACCGCCACTGGTGCTTGGCTCGTCTGTGGGATCGATTGGACGGTAGCGTCCTGCATAACTCATCTCCTTTTGTAGAGCTTCTAATGTTCGATACAGATATGGAGTTAAATCCAATCTTGGATCCGCAGCCATCGGAAGATCCGGTGCTTGCGGGTGGGGAGTCTGCATCATTCCCCCCACTAAGCGAGCGAATTGAGAGTATGCACCCTGTAATTCGTTCACCATCCTGAAAGGGAACCCAGATAACATCTCGGCCCTTTCCTCATCCGTCTTAGACGGGAAGAGGTATTTCAGTGCTTCAATGCTATCAACACCTAACTCCTGGAGGTTTCGTACCACGATGGAGTTGTTGAGGATGTCTTGGGTAGAGTCCTCATAAACAGGACCCATCCAACGCCACAAAATAGTTAAATCACCGTCCGGAATAAGACCAATAACCTTGGGTGGAATTTGTTGGGTCTCCACACAAGCCATCATAAGTTGTTTGAGTTGGTCATTGTATTGCTTCATTGCTTCTTCATATGCCATCTCTTCTTCTGGGGGAGCGCCGTCAGGTAGATCCACGGGCTTTTCTAATCCTGCTGCCATCGCAAGCGTCGTCTTAAAAAGTTGTTCTTCCTGGTAAACAATCAACTCAAGACAACGACAGATGCCATGGGTGTAAATAGCATTTGCTTTTTTCTTGGATGTAGCAGCTACGCGACCAAACAGTGATTTGTACTCAGTTGCAGTAACGCCTGCAGAGATAGACAGTTCATCAACACCACCAAGTGCTGTACGGATCTCTTCTCGATACTGCCGTGCAAATGCGTTTTGGTCACCTGTGATTGCATCGGGGACAATGTAACCAACACGGTCGTTTGGTTCCAGGTTTGCGATGACTCTTGGTACACGGATCTGACCGTCAGCACCACGACTGACTGGATCTGCTTTGAACGTAGAGCGACTCAAGGCAGCAGGACTTGTAAAGCCAGAGTTTGCTGCAATCGAAGGTCGCTGAACACTCATGTCCCCACCTGCTTCCATCAGGTCTGTCTTGGGACGTGACGAAAGTAGTGTTGGGTTACCAAAGAAAGTAATGTTCTTGCGCATGGTGCGCATCAATTCATCATGCGTACAGATGTGATTAGCAACTGCATCAAACTCACCAGAGCCTTCATTTGAAAAGCCTTGAGTGTTGTTGATGATCTCAACGCAAGGAATAAAGCCAAGGCTATTTTTAAGCGTTTTGGTATTACCTGTTAACGCATAGGTTGGCATATCAAAATTCAGCTCCGAATCGGAGTGTGTCTCTTCAATTTCTTTTGGTTTAATTGATAATCGGATATAACGCTTAGCACCAGGATTGTATGTGCTTTGCGATCCAGTGATATTGACTGTATTAATTTGATCGCCAAAGCCGTTGCCACGGCGCACCTTGTAGCTGTAGATGATTACGACTTCGTCAAGCTCACCGTCAACGTTGTAATAGGCACGATATTCATGTTCACGAAAGTAATAAAGTCTATAGCTCTGCTTGGTAGGACGGATGTAAAAAAGTCCTTTACCATCACACAAAAAGTATTCCCAGATGGAATCCAAGCGGGTATCCATCTTGTTGTACTTAAGGACCCTGTCGATAAAGTCTTTGCGCTGAGCACCAAAGTTATCTTGTCCTGGGAAGAACTCAACTCCTTGGCGAATACCAAAGAGTTTCATCTGTGCAATATGGGACGCAACAATACCCGTATCTACAACAATGTCACTGTTTTTATCCAGGTAAGCATTGATAATTTCGTGGAGTCGGGCTTTAGCGTCAGCCATTATTCACCTTGTACGTTAATTAAATACTAGCAGTTTTACGAATTTTAAATTGCACCTGTACCCATTTCGCCATACAAACCAGGTCCTTGTTTATTACCAAAATAGGGTCCTAGTCCTGGTCCCATCCTCTCTGGTACACCCGCAGGCCAGCGATAATCTCGTAAAGGATTTTGTTTACTGTTTTGTGTGTAGTTACTCGGATCGTAGATCCTACGAACAGTATCCATGCGTTGCCGTTCCAAAGCTGGATGATCCGCCATGCTCCCTGGAGCACGCATAAAAATATCATAAACTTGATTGGAAGGTTTCAATTGTGCCACCAATCCTCCAACATTACCGACTCCTGCGCTAGGCAATTGTTGTTGCCCTGGAAAAAAGAAAGGAATATTTTCTTCCGGAGATTCTTCTTTTGGTAGAACAGGCTGCTTATAAGGACTTTCGCCACCAGGGATTTTAAAAGCTGGGTTTGTAAGCGGATTACCAGCTGCAAAATATCCTAAATTTCCCCCTACTGGAATACCCCCTTTAATGCTCTGCATTTTTACATCCGTCAATCCGTTTATTCTACTCTTCTATAACCTCATAGCCAGCCGCATCATTGACCTTGGAAATAATGATGCCAGTGCCACGGACATCCCAATTAAGTACGTCGCCTTCTTGCCAGCAAAGCTCTTCCATCACCTCATCGGGAAGAACAATGTACTGATCTCCGTTCTCGTCCTCCTGGACCTCGAGGATGTAACTCATTTGGATTCAAGTAATTTCTCAACTAGCTTATCAAGTTTTGCATTGATTTGATTGAAGTTATCATGCATTTGTTGGATCTCTCTTAGGAAGTCAACCTTGAGAACGTACTCTAAAGGCATACGTTTTAAATCGTCTTCCAAGACGTCAATCCTTCGCTTTTGCGAACCGATGTAATTAAAAGCTTGTTGGATCTGGTCGTTTTGCCTGCCAAGAATCTTACCTGCGACCCAACTGCCACCAGTAATAGCGGACACAACGGCCGTCAAACCGATAGCAATGTATTCAGGCCCCACGACCAAATTCGCTTTTTTTTAATTCTAAGGTTTAGTAATCAAGTTGGAGTTTACCTTTTTTCATAAGACCGTTAATCATCCATTTTTTTATTTCTTTCGCACAAAAGTTTAAAAGCTTCAATATCGTGTGTTTTCACGCGATGGCAAACTGCACACAAGACTTGGCATTTAGCTATTTCTGCCATCAAAATTTTTTTGTTAGTTGTATGCATTTTTGCAACAGCTCGAATTTTTTCGTTTGGATTTATGTGATCAAAATCTAGAGCAAAATGAAACTCACTATAACCACAGCATTCACAGCCTCTTTTTAGCTTTTCTTCTTTTATTATTTCGGCATTTTCTTTTTGTTTTCTACTTGCTGCTTCTGCGCAACCTTTCTTTCGCTTCTCCCAGGCCTCAGGAGAAAGCCAGTTCATTGAGTAAGTACCGTTTTTATTGAGGCGCGACTTTCTTCTATAACAAAGAAAAATGCGACCATCTGGAGCAACCTCTCCATATCTCCAGGGTCGGCCCGTCGCTGGGTTTAATCGTTCCATCAATAATCCAATTGCAGTTTGCCCTTTTTCATGAGGCCATTAATTAACCATACTAACGCGTCAACAGTGTCGTCATGACTGCTAACACCAAAGTTAGTTAGCTCTTCAAACATCGCGGTGAAGTTACGATACCGATTGAAGATGAT